AATAATTACAAAGGAGATTTCAAATGGCCTTTCAAATTTCTCCAGGAGTAAATGTTAGTGAGATTGATCTCACCGCTATTGTTCCTGCAGTACAGACGACTTCTGGCGGCTTGGCTGGCCAGTTTCGTTGGGGTCCTATTGAACAACGTGTGTTAGTTAGTAACGAAGCTCAGCTTATTAGTCAGTTTCAAAAGCCTAACGGTACATATTTCAAGGATTTTTTCACGGCAGCAAACTTTCTGTCATACACTGACACGCTGTATACTGTTCGAATTAACAACACCGGTGCCAAGAACGCTATTACAGCAGCAGGTACTGCACCGTTAGTGAAAAACGAGGACGATTACGAAGCCAATTACTCAGCAGGTATTTCGAGCGTAGGTAACTTTGTTGCTAAGTACGCAGGAGCGTTGGGTAACTCGCTTAAGTACTCATTGTGTCCAAGTAACACGGCCTTTGAGTCTACTCTCACGGGCAACTACACTGTAGTGAATGGCAACAACGGCGTTGTTTTTTCTGCTAACCAGGCAGCAGTATTGTCAGCTGGAGACTTTATTCAGCTTGGTCCGGACAAAGACCTCTATAAAGTTAATACTGTAGCTGCAGATGGTCTGTCAGCCACGTTGACTAAGTCATATGCCGGTAACACGGTAAATTCAAGCACTGCTTTGAACCGAAGATGGGAATACTACAACAACGTTGCTTCAGCTCCTGGCACGTCTGCTTGGGCGACTACTAGAGGCGGTACCAACGACGAAATGCACGTTGTAGTAGTTGATGAAGACGGTGAGTGGACCAATGTTAAGGGTCAGGTAGTAGAAGTGTGGGAAAACGTTTCTAAAGCTAGCGATGCTAAAAGAGAAGATGGCTCATCAAACTACTACAAAGACGTAATTAACCGATCATCAAGCTATATGTGGTGGGCAGCTCACGCAAATGGACTGACTAACGCTGGCAGCTCGGCTTCCGGTACGGCATTTGGTGGTGGCTCAACTCCTATTGTAGAGTCCTTTATCAGTGGTGCTGATGGATCTGCTGGTACAGCAGGTGAGTATCAAAGAGCATATGATTTGTTTAAATCTGCTGAAGATGTTGACGTGTCGCTTATCCTAGGTGGATCGTCCGTGACAGCCACTGCTGTACATCTGATTAACAACATCGCTGAATACCGAAAGGATTGTGTTGTCTGTCTGTCACCAGAGCAAGCAGACGTTGTTAACAACACTTCGTATGTAGGTGCAGAGGTAGACGATTCGGTAACATTCCGAAACACGCTTCCATCTTCTTCTTATGCGGTTCTTGATAGCGGCTACAAGTATCAGTACGATAAGTACAATGATGTTTATCGTTGGGTACCGCTTAACGGTGATACTGCTGGTACGATGGCAAGAACAGACAATGTTCGCGATCCATGGTACTCACCAGCTGGTTTGACCCGCGGCCGTATTAAGAACGTAGTGAAACTAGCGTTTAACCCTAATAAGACTGCTAGAGATCAACTGTACAAGAACGGTATTAACCCAGTGGTCACATTCCCTGGCGAAGGCACAATCTTGTTTGGTGACAGAACGCTACTAGCATCTCCTAGTGCCTTTGATAGAATCAATGTTCGTAGATTGTTCATTGTTCTAGAAAAAGCAATCGCGATTGCCGCACGACAGAGCTTGTTTGAGTTTAACGACCCATTTACTAGGTCTCAGTTTGTAAGTTTGGTCGAGCCATTCTTGCGAGACGTACAAGGCCGCCGGGGTATCACTGATTTCCGAGTAGTTTGTGACGAAACAAACAACACTCCAGAAATTATTGATCGAAATGAGTTTGTTGGAGATATATACATTAAGCCAGCCCGTTCGATTAACTTCATTCAGCTTAACTTTGTTGCGGTGAGAACCGGCGTAGAGTTTGATGAAGTCGTAGGTCAGTTCGGTTAATAAAAGGAGAATAAGAAATGGCATTTAACGTAAATGCGTTTAAAGGCGAACTTTCTGGGGGAGGGGCACGTCCCTCCCTTTTTGAAGTTTCCATTACGGGACAGGGTGTACCAGATACACGCTTCCACGCACGAGCTTCTTCAATTCCTCAATCAACTTTAGGAACAATCATTGTTCCTTACTTTGGTCGTCAGATTAAGATGCACGGTAACCGAACTTTCGAGGACTGGTCCGTTACCATCTTGAACGATGAGGACTTTGCAATTCGTAACGCGTTGGAAACCTGGAGTCATCAAATTAACTCACACTCCGGCAACCTTAACAACCTAGGTGGTTCAAAGAGTGCTTACGAGGGTACTGCTGAAGTATTACAGTACGGTAAAGACAGTGCTTCACCTATTCAAACGTACAAGTTTGTAGGCATCTACCCAATCGCTATCGCTCCTATTGATTTGACTTGGGAAGCTGAAGCAATTGAAGAGTACCAGGTGACGTTTGCCTACGATTGGTGGGAGCACGGCGAAGCCGGCGTAAACTAAGGATAATTAGATGGCTAATCAGCTATACAGTAAAGCCAAGGAAGATTTCCTTGGCGGTTCGCTCAACCTGTCATCTAATGCTATTACAATTGCTTTAATAGACACGGACGTCTACACCTTTAGCTTATCACATGAAGACAGAGCCGATATTCCAAATACAGCTGTAGTTTCAACCGCCAATTTGGCAAACAAAACTATTACAGCTGGTGTTTTTGATGCGGACGATGTCGTCTTTCCATTTGTAACTGGTGCTAACTGTGAAGCATTAATCTTATACCACAACACTGGCGACGCTGAAACAGACGGAGCTAGACAAGCGGATTCACGATTAATAGCATACATTGACACAGCTACGGGTCTACCTGTACTTCCAAACGGTGGTAATCTAACCGTCAAATTC